GGTTCCGGAGCAGGACTGATTGCGGTTGTAGTAGCGTTGAAAATGTTTGTCAACGTTTTCGAGGATATTTCAAAGTTTGATATGTCTAAGATTGAGTCGAATCTGGAATCATTTGTGACAATTTTTAGCATGTTTGCGCTACTAATGTTGTCTAGTCATTTTGCCGGGGCAAATGCAGCTAAGGGCGGTGCCGGTGTTTTGGCAATGTCTGGGGCGTTAATTCTTGTTGTCGCCGCAATCAAAATGATTGATGATATAGAACCGTCGACACTCGAACGAGCTATAGAAATGATATCAAAACTTATGCTGGTGTTCGCTGCCGTTGTTGCAGCCTCGTTTTTCGCAGGAGAGAACGCCTCAAGAGCGGGAACTATGTTACTGAAAATGTCTGGCGCCTTGCTGATTTTAACTGGAGCCATCTCGATTCTAAGCTTACTTGATCCGTCTGGATTAAAAAGAGCGACAGAAGCAGTGACGAAATTGATGTCCGTTTTCGCAGTATTGATTGCTGCATCTGGGATTGCGAAGAATGCTAAAAGCACTATTACGGCGATTAGCGTTACAGTGGGAATCCTTGCAATATCTTTAGCGACATTATCATTGATCAATCCGAACAGTTTGGAATCGGCAACTAAGGCTTTATCGATGGTAATGGCATTGTTTGCCGGAATTGTTGCCTCAACGGCTTTAGCTAAAAATGCGACGACAACCATTGTTTTAATAGCGGGGGTTGTTGCTGTTCTAGGGGGAGTGCTTTACTTGTTGGCTGATTTGCCAGTGGATTCAACATTGACCGTGGCTGAGGGATTGTCTGTCTTGTTGCTAGCATTTTCTGCTTCATTGATTACGATTAGCCAAGCGAAGACAATATCTTCAAAAGCATATATATCATTAGGGGTTATGACGTTAGTGGTCAGCGCTTTGGGTGGAATCCTCGTAGCTCTTTCCCAATTCGATGTAGATTCAGTATTAGGGATTGCAGCAGGCTTATCTGTTGTATTGCTCTCGCTATCGGGTTCTTTATTGATTCTTAGCGGGGTAGGTACTCTGGGAGCTGCTGCGTCAAAAGGTCTTTCCACCTTAGCAATACTTGTTGCGGGTGTCACGGCTTTTGCGGTTGCTGTGGCCGGTTTGGCAGAGCTTATTCCCGGATTAGAAGATTTTCTTAATCGAGGACTTGGTGTTTTAGAAGCAGTTGGATACGGAATAGGTTCGTTTCTCGGTAATATTGTGGGTGGATTCGCAGCGGGTGTGACTTCTGGTTTATCAGACATAGGGACGAATTTATCGAATTTCATGAACAATGCTTCAGGTTTCTTTGACGGAATTAAAAAACTCGATGATACTGCCGTAACGGGTGTTAAGAATTTAGCGGAAATTGCATTGCTTCTTGCTGGTGCTGACCTTGTTCGGGCAATAGATTCATTTCTCTTTGGTGATTCGTTAGACGAGTTTTCAACTCAATTGAAATCATTTGGTAATGCCATGGTTTCGTTCTCGCAGACAGTGTCCGGAAACATTGATGAAAGCGCTGTTACGGCAGCAGCAAATGCAGGATCCATGTTGACATCGTTAGCGGACTCGATTCCTAAGAGCGGTGGTGCGTGGCAATCAATGTTCGGCGAACAAGATCTTGAAAAGTTTTCAACTCAATTGAAATCATTTGGTAATGCCATGGTTTCGTTCTCGCAGACAGTGTCCGGAAACATTGATGAAAGCGCTGTTACGGCAGCAGCAAATGCAGGATCCATGTTGACATCGTTAGCGGACTCGATTCCTAAGAGCGGTGGTGTATCGGCAATATTTGCAGGCGATAACGATATGTCTGATTTCGGTAGACAACTGACAGACTTCGCAAATTGTCTGGTCGAATTTTCAAATCAGGTATCGGGGATAGACATCTCTGGAGCATGTTCACAACTTGAGTATTTAATCAACACAATTGAATCAATGTCGTTGATTGATGGAAATTCTGTGAGCGGATTTAGGGAAGCGCTGGGAAATCTCGGTACAGAGGGAATAAATGCTTTTGTCAGTTCTATAAACAATGCCGGTCCAAAGGTGTCTTCTGCGGCATCTACAATGCTAACCGTTTTTATCAATGCAGTTAATGCCAAGAAAACCTCTGTAAACGCAGCATTCACCAAGATTATTACTTCAACATTGACCACGATTAAGAAACAGAATAATTCTTTCCGACAAGCAGGTGAAGCGCTAGTTTCGGCTCTTGCTTCTGGTATGAGAAGTAAAAGTTCGTCGGTTACGACTGCGTTGGGTTCTTCATTGGGCAGTGCTGTGTCTGGAATTCGGGCACATTGGTCAAGCTTCTATAGTGCCGGATCTTATTTGGGACAGGGAGTTGTCAGTGGTATAAACGCATCGGCGGCTTCTGTATATAGAGCTGGTTATAACCTCGGTCAGCAGGCGGTTCGAGGTGAGATGGACGGACAGCAATCTCGTTCTCCGTCACGGCTTGGAATTAAAGCAGGCAAGTATCTTGGCGAGGGCGTTGTTATCGGTATCGGGAAGATGGTGTCATCGGTTTACGATTCCGGCTATGACCTTGGCGATACCGCGGTCAATTCGCTATCTGAGGCAATATCAAGAATCGCAGAGTTTGTTGATTCTGATGTGGATTGTCAGCCGACGATCCGACCGGTTCTCGACTTGTCAGAAATTCAAAATGGAACACAACAGTTAGATCAAATGCTGGGAGAGCGGTCTACAATGTTAGCATACCGGATTGGAACTGTGAAAAGCAGAGAACAAGTGATGCAAGAGGCAGCGGATAAAATGACAAGAGCTGTTTCGTCTTTGTCATACGGACGAGCTGATACGGAGGAAACGCCAACAGGTGAGAACTATACGATTACGGTTCCTTTATATTTGGAAGGACGGGAGGTCGCAAGAGCAACAGCTCCGTTTATAAATGATCGTCAGAATCAACTTAGAAATCGAGATCTCAGAAACAGGGGGAAAGTGAAATGATATCGGAATATATTTCTTCACTGTCTATACCGCAGTGTGGTGTGAAAGTAAATGGTGAATATCTGGAAGAAATCATTGCCGGATACCGAACATCCTCTGTTTCTGGGAGGGATGATCTGGCGATTGATCTGGATGAGCTTGATATAGGATATACGGACGGCTCTGCTTATCGGAAAAAGCGGATACCAGCAAGAGAGATTACAGTGGCATTCCATATTTCTACGGACGAGTTGTCTGTACTTCGTAAACTGTTGAACAAGCTAAAACAAAAGCTGATGGGAGAAAATCAGACATTCATTTTTCAAGACGAGCCGGAAGTGTATTATGTTGGCAACGTAAATAATATCGTGGTCGGGGAAGTTAATACTGCTGGTTCTGATGCGGTTGCTGTTGCTGGAACATTCGTGGTTCGTTGCTCCGATCCTTTCAAGTATGCAGTTACAGAAAAAGCAGTTTCGCCGAGTATGGATAATGGTATGACATTTGTTGTGGACTATCGTGGATCATACAAGTGTTTTCCGACTATATCTGCGAAAGCGAGGGGCGATCTTGGATATATCGGATATGTAGACGATGATGGTCATATCTTGCAACTTGGTGATGTGGAAGAGGTCGACAGCGAACAGTACGAAGCATCTCAGACTCTTGTGAATGATTCTGCACAGACGATCGTAGACGGATGGAAACTCAATCAGGCGTGCACCGTAAAGCGTTCTGCCGAACATAAGCAGGTCGGTTCTGCCAAATACGGGACAGATGCAAATGGGAAAGGTGTTGTAGTTGGAAAGGATTACGGGTCTGGAGGCAACTGGCACGGACCAAGTTTGACGAAAGTGCTGCCTGCGGATTCCAATGGAAAAGTAGGCTCCAAGAATTGTACTTTATCATGGGATCATATTTACACAACAGCTACGTTGAACGACATGGGCAATGTCCAGTTCCTTATGACAGGATATAATGCGGACGGAAGTAAACGGAATATTGCTGCCGCTGCGTATTTCCGAAATAGTCAGGGAAACAATAATGCAAGCATCGACTTGTATGTGAACGGTAGTGTCAAAAACACTATCACTTTTGACTGTAGTTGGGATAACGTGGTTACCGGATACAATGCCGGACGGTCGAGCATTGAGAAGTTTGGAAGTAAGTTTACATTCCGAATACAAGACAAGGTTTTTGAATGTGATATTTCAGAAATGGCGGATGTAGAGGTCCGTGAGATCAGTATTTATATTGCTTCGTGGGACACTTATCCGTCTATCGGATTAAATGGCGTCCGGTCTATGAAGTTCGTGTCACATAGTGTTGATGCGTGGAAAGACATTCCGAATAAGTTTAGTGCCGATGATGTGATTGAGGCAGATTGCAGAAAAGGATTGGTTACGGTCAATGGAGTTGTCACGCCGGGAATTGGGAAACCCGGAAATGACTGGGAAAAATTTTATCTTTCACACGGTACAAATCAGATCCGCTGTGCGTATTCTTCGTGGGCGAGTCAGCCTGAATTTACGTTAAAGTATCGGGAGGTATATGTATGATCATTTACTTCGCAGACCGAAAGATGAACATTCTCGGGCAGGCAAGCACTGATTTGCCGGAAGGAATCCGACTGACTGAAGACTGGAAAACACAAGAGGTAGAGACTGGTGTTACGAACTTTGAGTTTCGACTCCCTTATACTGAAGAAACCAGACAAGACGTGAAGCGATATGCCACTGTAGGTAATTATATTTTAAGGCAGGATGAAGAAGATGCCGAATTTTATACGATTATTGAAGTGGAATCGGACAGCGAGAAATGCCTGGTTGATGTTTATGCTGAAGATGCCGGATTAGATCTTCTGAACGAAATCGTTGGGTCTTACGAGGCAGATCAGGCGTATCCGATTACACATTATATCGAAAAGTTTACGTATGACAGTGGCTTTGAAATCGGATTAAACGAAATCAGCACCTTAACCCGAAAACTGAAATGGGAAGGGGAATCAACAGCTACGGAGCGTATCGACAGTGTTGCAACACAATTTGATAATGCTGAAATTTCGTATAGTTTTCAGTTCGATGGTTTTTCCGTCTTGCATAAGTACATCAATATCCATAAGAAACGCGGGAAAGAGATTGAATCGGAACTTCGTATGGACCGGGACATCAACAATATTCATGCGACAAAATCAGTGGAAAAACTGGCAACTGCGTTGATTGTTACAGGTGGTACTCCAGAAGGAAGCGAAGCGCCTATTACGTTGAACGGATATAGTTACGATGATGGCGACTTTTATGTGGACGGAACTTACGTGAAATCAAGAAAGGCTCTTGAGAAGTGGAGTCGTTATCTTTGGGATAAAGTGAATGTGGAGAACGATGTCGGACATATTGTTCGGACGTTCAGTTATGATACAACTGACCAGTCTGAATTATGTAATCGGGCAATCAGTGAATTAAAAGATCGCTGCGAGCCAGAAGAGTATTACGAGATTGAACTTGTACAACTGCCAGACAATATAGCGATTGGCGATACAATCAACGTGGTGGACGATAATGATGAGCTTTATCTTAGCGCCCGTTTGTTAAAACTGGAGAAATCGGTTTCCGAACGAACACAAAAAGCGACGCTTGGCAGCTTTACAGCAAAGAGCAGTGGAATTGAGGAATCGTTGGAGTTACTGGCAGAGCAGTTTGAGCAACTGGCAAAAACAAGAGGCGTTTATATTTGGATTGCATACGCTGATGATATTTTCGGCAATGGAATTTCTTTGAACCCAGAAGGCAAGAAATACATGGGAACCGCGTCAAATCGTATGACAAGCACTCCTGATATTTCCGATCCGTCGGTTTATACGTGGGTTCGAGTTCGGGGGTACGATGGTCAAGACGGAAAAGATGGAAAAGACGGCGAAGATGGTAAAGACGGAAACGGTGTTGATACAATTGTCAGATATTATCTCGCAACTGCACGAGGATATGGTGTAACGTATGATACGGATGGATGGACGAAAGAAAATCAGGCGATCACGCCGACAAAAAAGTATCTGTGGTCTTACGAAGTTATTACCTATACGAACGGTCTGACTACGAAAACAGAACCAGTTATCATTGGCGTGTATGGTGAGTCTGGGGAAACCGCTAGGACTTATATTTTGTCACTTTCTGACACGATATTAAGACAAGGGGCAGACGGGAAATTTACTCCGGAAACAATCTCTTTAAAGGCATATTACCGGGACGGGACTAATACCGCGAGACAAGAGTACAGTGGTCGATTTGTGATCGAGGAGTCCGAGGACGGTACGATATTTTCTGTAAAATATACATCCGGATCGGATGAAAAGGGAACGACGTACACTCCGTCTGGCGCAGATGTTTCTATGATTCGCTGCACATTGTATGCAGGTGGAGGTATTACGAACGTATTAGATTCGCAGGCTGTACATGTGCTTCTCGATGTCGACGGGGTTGAAATCGGTGCAAGGAACCTACTTACGGATAGTGACCGGGATTCGCTGACGGCAGTAAGTGCTGTATCCGACAGATATTGGTCAGATGCAGCCAGAACAAATATCGTTCCGTCTTTTGTTACACTTTCAGATCCGCCTATGTCGGGTATCCAATACGGAGCGCAATTTGATGTAGGCTCTACTGGCGGTGTCCGTCATTTAGCTTTCTATAAAGAGCAAAGCGGTCTTATCCCTTTGCTTGATGGTGAAACGTATACGATGTCCTGTTATGCACGTGGGATACCGACTAGCAGTCCTATTACAGATTCCTCGGGGAACTCGCTATTAGATAGCAATGGAAATGTTATCAACGATAATCTGTCCTCTCAATTTCCGAAATTACGTTTTCAAATCGGAAACGGTACGCCTTATGTGAGCAAGGAGTTTGACTTAACAAAGAACTGGAAACATTACTCCTATACCTATCAATTTAAGTCTGATACGTGGACACAAAATACGAGCAAATATCCGATCTGGTATTTTGGATGTAATGGGGGAGATCTTGGGGAGGTTCAGTTATGTGGATTCCAGCTTGAGAAGGGAAACGTGGCAACTGACTGGACTCCGGCACCGGAAGAATCCATTTCAGGCATGACCCGATATTACCTTATCCAGGATGCAACTGTCGCAGTTCCGGAGAAACCAACGACTTATCCGCCTCCTTCAAAATGGATTACACCAGAGCCGGAATATCAATTAGATGTTAAGAAAAGTATGTATATCGTAGACCTGATTGAGTTCATCGGCGGTGGTTGGTCATATTCGGAAGTAAGCCTGTCTGGGTCATATGAGGCTGCGAAGGAGGCTTATTTAAAGGCGCAGGAGGCACAGGAAGAACTGGACAGCCGGGAACGAACTATTACGTCCAGTACCGAACCAAATGACACTCGTGCATTATGGGTTGATACGTCCGTATCGCCACCGCTGGCAAAAAAATACGATAGTGAGAGCGCATCATGGGTTACGGTAAATGATACATCAGGAATTGTGGATCAGATCTACAAGACTGTTTATGACACAACTGAAAAAACGCAGGAAAATGTACTGATTCAATTGGGTGAACGGTATTATCTCAAAGATGAAATCGACCAATTGCTCAATGACGTCAGTACAAAATATGAACAAACAGCTCAGTCATTCGATTTTCGTTTTAATCAGATCACCTCAGAAATCACTGAACTTTCCAATACAACAGAAACAAAGTTTACGGAAGTAAATAAGTATATTCGGTTTGTCGACGGTTCTATCATCATCGGCGTAGAGGGAAATCCTCTGATATTACGGATGAAGAACGACCGTATCTCATTCCTTGAGAACGAGAATGAAGTCGCTTATATCAGTAATCGGAGAATGTACATTACAGACGCTGAATTTCTTGATTCGATCATTATCGGGAATTTTAGCTTCATCCCGAGGAATAATGGAAATCTGTCCTTTAAGAAGACTCGGGATTCGGTAAAAAAAACGATCAATGATTCTGAAAACGAACCGATTCTTGACAATGCCGGCAACTATATTTATGAAAGCGTATAAAGCGGGGTGATAAAATGGCTGGAACTTATGAAACACGGTTGCGACTGGTAAGTGAGACGAATGTGAACGTAACCAATAATACCAGCTATGTTACGATCGCACTTGAATTTCGAAGAACTGATTATTCTTATTACGGATATAATCAGACTGGCTCTGCGTATTGGTATATCAATTGCGATGGGCAATCAGCCGGTAATACATATTTCACGTTCAATTGGAACATTCCGCAGAATTCATGGTACACCGTAGGACAAAGAAGTTTCACAATTACTCATGACGCAGATGGTGGGAAATATATCGGATTTTCGGGCGGGATCTTTTTCGGAAGCGGTGTGTCCCCCGGAACACTAACCGGAAGCGGAAGCGCGACATTACAGACAATTCCGCGAGCAACAACACCATCACTTTCGGAAACGAACGTAACGATGGGAGAGAGCATCACAATAGATCTTCCACGTGCGACAAGTTCTTTTACGCACAATCTATCTTATAAGTTCGGAAATGCATCCGGGACAATTGCGACGGGTGCAGGTACTTCTGCGACGTTTACGATACCGACAAGTTTGTCGGCTCAGTTGCCGAATGCTGCGTCCGGGACTGGAAATATTATATGCGATACATATAACGGCTCGACATTGATAGGGAGTAAGACAGTAAGTTTTGTTGCAACTGTGCCGGCGTCTGTTGTCCCAGTAATCAGTAGTGTAACAGTTTCGGACACAGTCCAATCCATTCAGACCAAGTTCGGGGTGTTTGTCCAAAATAAGAGCAAAGCTCGAGTAGTTACTACGGCGGAAGGCGCGCAGGGGAGTTCTATTTCGAATTATAAAGTGACCGTGGACGGTACGAATTATTCAGGGGCGGATATTACAACAAATTATCTTGCAAGTGCAGGAGATATTGAAATCAAAGTGACTGTGACTGACACCAGAGGCAGGACAGCCACAAAATCTCAGACGGTCAATGTACTGGAGTACCGCAACCCGAGTATTCGCACGTTTTCAGTGTACAGGTGTACGGACGACGGGACCGAGGATGATGAGGCTTCAGGGGCAAAGTTAGTGATAGCGTTCGACATTGCTCCGATTGAGAATAAAAACACAAGGTCTTATACCGTGCAGACAAAAAATCAGGATGAGTCTGGAAGTGCGTGGACGACAATTCTCTCCGGTAATGTGTATGCGTATGATAGTTCTTATATAAAAACTGGATCGGTACTGGATACGGATTGTTCATATTTAGTTCGTTTAACTGTTGCCGATTATTTTATGTCTGTAACTGCGGAAGTGGAGATTGGTCCGGCGTTCACGTTGATGGACTTTCATCATTCCGGCAGAGGGGCGGCCTTTGGCAAAGTATCTCAAAAAGAGGGATACTTAGAGGTGAATCAGATTCTCGAACTTCTGAAAGGTGCGGTTCTGCATGGCGTAGACGATGACGGAAATGCAGAACAAGTCGACATATTCAAAGCACTAAAATCCTTAGAAAGCAGTTTATCGAAAATAGCAGATTTTATTGTGGAACAAGGGACTAACGGAGTCTGGACGTATCGAAAATGGAATAAGGGAATAGCAGAGTGTTGGGCAACGTTATCGCCCGATAATAATGGTAGTACAGGAAATTATTGGCATTTTGGCACTAACTTTCCGTTTACATTTAACGCCAAGCCATCGATGTCATTGTCAGGCGGTTCGACAGGGGATCCGAATGCAATGGTTAAGTATTCATCTGCTTCTACAACTGGTTTTGAAGCATATCTGTATAGCAGCGTAGCAGGTGGAAGTGGAAAATCCGGATGGCTATCTGTATATGTGATCGGAAAGCTGGCATAGGAAAAGAAAGGAAAATTTCAAAATGACAAAATTAAAAGTAATTGATGTAAGCGAACATCAGGGAAGTATTTCTTGGGACAAAGTAAAAGGGAATATTGAAGGGGTAATTTTGCGATGCGGTTATGGCAGCGATATTGCTTCGCAGGATGATAAACAGTGGACAAGGAATCTCTCCGAATGTGAGAGATTAGGGATTCCGCATGGCGCATATCTGTATAGCTATGCTACGAACGACAGCATGGCGCAGAGCGAATTGGCTCATATTTTGCGGCTTATCAAGGGGCATACTTTTCAATTACCGATTTATTTGGACTGTGAAGAAAACGGTACACAGTCCTATGCACCGAAAGTGTGCCAGATCATCTGTGATGGAATTAAGGCGGCGGGATTTACACCGGGCGTATACGCAAATTTAAACTGGTGGAGCAATTACCTAACTGGGGTGACAGCGTATCGCCGATGGGTGGCTCAGTATAATACCCAGTGTGACTACAACGGAGACTATGATATCTGGCAGTATTCCAGCAAAGGATCTATTCCGGGAATCGCCGGAAACGTCGACATGAACTGGTGCTACAAGCCATTCTCAGAAATGGTCGGCGGAAAAGCCACAACAGCACAGACCACACAAACCGCAAAGAAAAAGTCTAATGCTGAAATTGCGGACGAAGTCATTGCCGGAAAGTGGGGGAATGATCCAGAACGTCGGAAACGTTTGACTGCTGCTGGCTATGATGCTGAAGCAGTACAGAAAATCGTGAATCAGAAAAAAGGAGTTACGACGAGCACTACGGTATACTATACGGTGCAACCCGACGATACATTGTCGGACATTGCCGCGAAGTACGGGACGACCTATCAAGCTATTGCTTCCCTCAACGGGATCAGCAACCCTAACTTGATCTATGTTGGACAGAAATTAGCGATACCGGGGCAGACTACCAAAAAGCCTGCATCTGAGGCCGCAACATACTATACGATTCAAAGCGGAGATACATTGTCGGGCATCGCCAGCAAGTATAGTACGACAGTCTCGCGGCTACAGTCGTTGAATGGAATTGCGAATGCCAATGTTATCTATGCCGGACAGAGACTTCGTGTGAAATAGATAACTCGTGTACCTAAAAACATAGTACTTGAAGTACTCGAACTATATGTTGTGGTACATAAAGTTATCTTTTCTTCCCTTGAGTGTCTTTAATTTGGGCGAATATGCCCCCATCTAGGGAAGAAGGAGCAGTTGGAGTACGGTGTACTCGAAGTAAAAGTGCCGTGTTTACTGGTTTTGTGACTGGTATACACGAGTTATCAGCAGGAGGAATTGGAAATGGGGAAAATTACAGAATATACAAAAGTTTCAAGATTTGACAAGGATGATGTACTGCTTAAAGACGGTACAGCGGGAACAAAAACGATCACTGCGGCTAATGCGGCAGTAAGTCTTGCCGATTTGATATCACCGATAAACCATCGAAATGTAATTCCCAAAAGATCTCTTGGGTCAAGTGTTACAAGCGCTCAAAAGACCGCAATTCAAAATGGAACATTTGACAATCTTTTTGTGGGTGATTATTGGACCATTGGGGGAGTGACATATAGAATCGCTGATATGGATTATTGGCTTCACTGCGGAGATACGGATCTTACGAAGCATCACCTTGTAATTGTTCCGGATGCACCGCTATATAACGCTCAGATGAATACAGAAAATGTTACTACAGGTGGGTATACGGGATCTAAAATGTATACCGAAAATTTGGAACAGGCTAAAACAACAATACAGAATGCTTTTGGGGATTTGCTGCTTACTCGTCGTGAGTACCTGACAAATGCGGTCACGAATGGTTATCCGTCTGGCGGAGCGTGGTTCGACTCCAGCGTGGAACTGATGAATGAAATCATGGTATACGGTACTCATGTCTATGCGCCAGCAAATAATGGCACAACAATTCCAAATAAATATACAACCTGCAAGCAGCAGTTAGCGTTGTTCAGATTAGATCCTACCAGAGTAAACCCAACAAGGGCTTGGTATTGGTTGCGGGATGTCGTGTCTTCGACTAACTTCGCCGGTGTGACCGGCTATGGCTATGCGTACTACAACCACGCTTCGCTCTCTGTCGGAGTTCGTCCGGTCTTTGCTATTGGTTAGTAAAATCGCGGGGCCTTGTGCCCCTTTAAAAAAATCCGGACAGAGGTTACTGAACCATGTGCTATAAAGAAATACATAGAAAGGACTGAGAAAAATGGAAGAAAAGATTTATAAAGTTATTCTTGCCGACGGAACTACAATTGATAATTTGAAGTTAAATGGAAACAACTTCATTTCTCAAAATGTAATAGACGAATCCGTTTTTAAAGGAAACTGTTCTCCGGTCATCATCAACGACGGTGAAACAGATGAAAAACACGACAATATGGAGTGTATTCAGATTACACAGATGGAAGACGAGTGTTGGTTTATTCTCCGGGATATTTCGAATGAAGAATTGATGCAGAAAGCTTTTATGTCGGGAGTGTCACTTATGGCTGCAAAAACACTTTCTGATGAAGAAGCACTAACTGTAGTCGAAATTTTCCCAGAGTGGACATCAGACAGAAAAAACTATCAGGTTGACGATCGAGTTAAACATGAGGGAACATTATATAAATGTGTACAGAACCACACATCTCAAATATCGTGGACGCCGGACGCAACTCCGTCGCTTTGGGTAAGGATGGATGATCCGGCAGTTGAATGGCCGGCATGGGTTCAACCGACCGGTTCCACTGATGCGTACGCAAAAGGTGCTAAAGTGGAACACGATGGCAAACATTGGATTTCCGATGTTGACGCAAACGTGTGGGAGCCTGGAGTAAGTGGTTGGACTGAGCAGATTGAGCAATGAGTGTTTTGGTGAGCAAACGGCAGGAATCAAAATTTGAAGCGATCACCTATTCTATTGAGCTTCATAATATGCTTGTCGAACTTATGCAAAGAAACTTTGGAATTAAAGATTTGAACCAGTTAGTACGTGCGAGATACGCTTGCAGAATGGGCGAAACGGAAAATTTTGAAAGATATCGTTATTTGATGCAGAATGCCAAAGATCGTATCGATCAGATTGCTTCTTTGCTTACAAATAATGTAAGGGCGGCGAATTCTATTTATCCAACGTCTATGCATGAGTATGAACAGAGACGGGATTACCAGAATAATGCAATTGCTAACTGCGAGCAACTTATCAAGGAACTCCAACGGGTTGTGGAATTGTTTGACGTTGATGTCAACACATACAGCAGGTATATCAAAGCTATCGACCGAGAAATCGGATTGATAAAAAAGTGGCGTCAGAGGGATAACAAAATCAAATCGTATTTACAGGGCAATGTCTAATCAGCGCTGTCTTCGACTAACTTCGCCAATGTGAACAGCAATGGCAATGCGAACTACAACAACGCTTCGAACTCTAACGGAGTTCGTCCGGATTCTCTGCCTAACCAACAGAGAAGGAGATATTGTCCTTTCCATCAAGGATAAATGGCAAAGCCGGACGTAATTTACTACGGTAAATATTACTATAACGGTGAATATTATGACATATGAGGAGATTCTCTGTGACGCCAACAATTTATATACGGCGTATAAAGCTTCGATTAAAAGTAGTAAATGGAAAGAAACAACTCAAAAGTTTATGCTGAATTATCTTCGGTATATTTTTGAGATACAAGATGATTTATATAACAGGACACTTATAAATGGAAAAACATGCGAGTTCTCGTTAGCTGAAAGAGGACGGACCAGAGCCATTACAAGTCTTCCGGTAAGAGACCGTATCATCAGGCATGTTTTGTGTGATGAAATATTGCTTCCGGAAGTTTGCAAGAAAATTATTTACGACAATGGCGCTTCCATCAAGGGGCGAGGAATCTCGTTTTCCAGAAACCGGTTTGAAGTACATCTTAAAAAATATTATCAGAAGTATGGCAACAGCGGATGGATTGTGTTCGGCGATTTTTCTAAGTTTTACGATAATATTATTCACGAAATTGCAAAGAGAGACTTGTTGGATCTACTGGATCATGACGAGTTTATCAATTGGCTCCTCAGTATTATATTTGACGGATTTAAAGTTGACGTTTCCTATATGACGGACGACGAATATGCAAATTGCATGGTTGAATTGTTTAATAAGTTAGACTACCGTCAGATCCCGAAGGAAAAGAAAACTGGCGAAAAATATATGGAGAAATCCGTTGATATTGGCGATCAACTTTCGCAGGTAATCGGTGTCTATTATCTACACCGGATTGATAATTACGTAAAATATGTCAGAAGCCAGAAATTCTACGGACGTTATATGGACGACTGGTATATTATGAGTCCGTCAAAGGAAGAACTGCTTGATATTTTAGAAAATATCCGAAAGATCGCAAAGGAGTTAGGTGTTCATATCAATGACAAGAAAACAAGAATCGTCAAAATTAGCGGAACTTATAAGTATCTACAAGTCAAATATTCACTGACAAGTTCAGGAAAAATCATCAGACGGATAAATCCGAAACGAGTTACAACCATTCGCAGAAGATTGAAGAAGCTTGCCGTTAAGGTATCTGCTGGAGAGGTTGAGTACGAGAATGTGGAAAATATGTTTAAGAGTTGGATGGGAAGTTTCTACAAGCTTTTATCGGAACAGCAAAGAAAGAATTTAATATCGCTCTATGAAGACTTGTTTAACAAGTCAATTGCCATTGTTAAGAAAAAGATGATCATATCAGATAGATAAAGCGACGGGGGGTGATACCAATGGATCAGTTTTTATCCCTTTTTGGGAAAGTTACAATATCGCAAGTAGTTACACTGCTCGTTGCGATCATATTCCTTTATCAAGTTTGGAAGAAATTCAAAGAATATCTGACAGAGAAATATGAAGCTGAAAAAGAGCAGCATCAAAATATTCAGAAAGTTATTGAACAGGCAAAGTCGTATCCGGGATGGCGGCAACAGTCGCTGGATATACAAAAACAATTTGTTGACGCTATTTCTGAATTGAAAGAGGAACAGAAACAGCAAGCAGCTCGGCTTGAGAAGATTGAGAACTCAAACCGAAAAAGAGAATTGAATAAGATGTTCGATCGACTTCTCAATGGTTTTCAGTATTACACCAGTACAGAAAAAAATCCAATGCAGGCATGGACTGAGATGGAAGCTTCTTCCTTTTGGAATATGTTCGAAAATTATGAGGAATTGGGCGGCGATGGGTATGCACATACCGAGATCAAACCAAAAATGGACATGCTGACTAAAATTCCGATGCATGAAACGGAAAAGATTGCAGAATTGATGCAGTCTCGAAAATAAGGAGGGTAAAATTATGACTATGAGTAACAAAACCTATGATATTTTAAAATGGATCGCGCAATACCTACTTCCGGCGCTGGGCACTTTATATTTTGCTTTAGCCGGTATTTGGGGATTCCCTTACGGAGAACAGGTCGTAGGAACGATTACAGCGATCGACACGTTCCTGGGAGTTATCCTTGGAATCAGTACGACGCAGTACAATAAAGCCGAGAAATCGGACGTGAAATAAGAAAGAATAGGTGCGGAGTAATGTGTAGCAATATGCGTTATTCCGCATTTTTAGCAATACGTCTTAAATACATCTTGTCTTCGTTTTTCTCCAATTATTTCCCGTATCGAGGTTACAACCGAAAACATTATTATATATCTCAAAATAACAAGAATGGGAGTGATTATTTTGGGATATAAAGATGCGATTCCTTTGTGGGAAAAAAGTAATCTTACGCTAGAAGAAGCCGCCGCTTATAGTGGGATAGGCATCAACAAATTACGTACGCTTTCCGACGAGGAAAATTGCCCGTTTGTTCTTTGGGTTGGAAATAAGCGTCTGCTAAAGAGAAAGAAACTTGATGAATTTCTCGATGACGCGTATTCCATCTAAAAAGTGCTGGTAAAAGCGGTGTCAATGTGATATTCTATACACGGATTATCTATATCGCTTCTACCAGAGTTCGAAAGGAGAAAACCAATGGCAGTGAAGCGTAAAGATAAGAACCGTGTTGTTTTACGGAAAGGTGAAAGCTATAGAGAAAATGACGGACGATATTTTTATCGTTGGACAGATAGAACCGGAAAACGTCATGCAGTGTATGCAAAAACTCTTGTTGATCTTCGGATAAAGGAGGACGAGATTACAAAGGATATCTCTGATGGAATTAAAGCAGAGGCTCAATCCATTACATTGAATCAGATTTATGAGTTGTGGAAAGATGTAAAGCGAGGACTGAAAAATACAACGTTTCAGAATTACTGCTATATGTACGACACATTCGTAGCCAATAGTTTTGGAAAAAAACGTATAGCATCTATTAGGAAGTCAGACGTAAAAAGATTTTATAATACGCTGGCTGAAGAAAGAGGATTGGCAGCGTCTACTATTGATAGCATACATACAGTCATACATCAATTATTTGGTATGGCTATCGACGATAATTATATCCGTTCAAATCCTTCCGACAATGCTCTTAGAGAACTAAAAAAATCGAGGGAGTTTATAGAAGAAAAGCGATCAGCGCTTACCGCAGAGCAGGAAAAGATATTTTTGGATTATTTGAAAAAGAATCCGATGTATCAACACTGGTATCCGGTATTTGCGATTATGATTGGTTCGGGACTTCGAGTTGGAGAGATTACTGGACTCAGATGGCAGGATGTGGATTTAGACAATGGAATTATTGATGTCAATCATACACTTGTGTATTATTCTCATCGTATTGTGAAGCCGGGAGAAAAGACCGGATCATATTTTGCAATCAATAGCACAAAGACACCGGCAAGTAAACGAAAGATTCCGATGTTGGATTTTGTGAAGGAAGCCTTTGAGACGGAAAAGCAATATCAAGAGGAAGCAGAGATTCAGTGTAATATCACCGTTGACGGATACACAGATTTTATATTTGTGAACCGTTTTGGAAATGTACAGCATCAGGGTACTTTGAATAAAGCGATTCGGCGTATTATTAGGGATTGCAATTTGGAGATTATTGAAGAAAATCCGAACAAAGAACAGCTGGTAATGCTTCCCCATTTTAGTTGTCATTCACTCAGACATACATTTGCTACAAGAATGTGCGAGAAGGGTGTGAACATTAAAGTGATACAAGATGTAATGGGGCATACGGACATCAGTACGACGATGAATATCTACACTGACGCGACGAGAGATATGAAGACACAGGCGTTTAAATCACTGAATGAAGAGTTGAGCAGAGAACAACATCTCTGACACCAGCTGACACCAAAAACGACACCAATTGAAACAATGCGAGTAAAGAGTTATAAACATTTGTGTAATGGAAGCTATTAAGAAACATGGATTTTTGGCAGTTATGTAGACTTTCGGAGGGATATGTAAGTTTAATTTCGGAAATCCCGACGATGAAAACGAGAACAGACGTTTAGGTCTAGTCAGCAGGTAGTCAAATCCAATCAGCAAAATATACATCTTGGATGTACACGGATTTACATGAAATTCGGTGGAGTTTATTGGTTGTTAGTGACGTTGTATGGACTATATGAAAGTGAAAAAATGGGCTCAATGGATTCCCAAAATACTTTCATAATCTATTTGAAAAGCTAAATATTGAATTATTCTTGAGGAGCATTTAAGAATAAGGTGTTTTAGGACACATTGCTATTGGTAGAAATACCAAAGCGATGTGTCCTTTTTTCTTGTCTATAAATCCGTGGAGCATCATTAAATCATGTGATTTTTAGTTTTGACACACGTCATTGTAGTCACCTGCACTTATAAAAATGTAGAGATGGGAGGAAAGAATGAAAAAGAATAAAGGACCGGATTTGGAGAAGTATTTGGAAGGGAGAGGTCGCAGATTTGTCAATTATGCTCAAGGAGCAGAAATATATCAAGTCACATACTGGGCTTTTGTTAGAGCGGCAAAGGATGCAAATTCTAATTATCCGATTCGAAAAACCTGTATCGTGGATTTGGATATTTTTGAGAATTATCTGGCGGAACATCCAGAGGTAGTTGCAAGATTTGAAGCTAACAGGAGGAAGAACTATGGGAAAGAAGAGAAAACAAGTCCCAGAACTTGAAAGAATGGTTCGAGAGAAAAGAAAAAAATATGTGCGTTACGAAGAAGGCGCACAACTTTATTCAATGGGATTACATACTTTTCAGCAACTAGCAAAAGAAGCCGGAGCAATTTATCGCATCAAAAGAATCGTTCTTGTGAATCTTGACATTCTTGATGAGTATATGGAGGCGTTCCGGGAGTATGACTTTTAACGTTATATCAATTTAAAACCAATATTACAAAGGTAGGAGGAAGAAGGATGTGTAAGATAATTTCAGTATCTAACCAGAAAGGCGGAACTGGGAAAACAACGACAACGGTTAATTTGGGAATTGGATTGGCAAGAGCAGGGAAAAAAGTGCTTCTTATCGATGCGGATCCACAGGGAAGTATGACAGCCAGTCTGGGTTATATCGAACCGGATGATATTAATATTACATTGGCAACTGTGATGATGGCAATGATCAATGATGAAGAAATAGACTCAGAAGAGGGAATCTTGCATCACGAAGAGGGCGTGGATCTACTTCCTGCCAATATTGAACTGTCAGGGTTGGAAGTATCGCTGGTAAATGTAATGAGCCGGGAAACATTGTTGAAAACATACTTGGAAACAGTCAGAGACAGATACGATTATATTTTAATTGATTGTATGCCATCTTTGGGAATGCTCACAATTAATGCTCTTGTAGCGGCAGATTCTGTTGTAATACCTGTACAGGCAGCTTATTTGCCTGTAAAAGGTCTGGAGCAATTGATCAAGACTATTTCTAAGGTAAAGCGACAACTTAACCGTAAGCTGGAAATAGAGGGCATTTTACTTACGATGGTTGATTTCAGAACGAATTATGCAAAAGATATTTCAGCCTTAGTCCATGCGACATACGGAGAAAAAATAGGAATATTTGAAAGTGTTATTCCTCTCTCTGTAAAAGCAGCTGAAACAAGTGCAGAGGGAATTAGTATTTATAAACATGATGGTCGTGGAAAAGTTGCAAAGGCTTATCAGGAAGTTACGGAGGAGGTGTTGTCATATGAAGGCTAG